AGGTAGAGCAGCAGTAGTTGTTGCATCCATTGCTACTGTTTTACCTTTGTTCAAGACAAATGTAAAGTCATTAAGAGTCAGTACTTCAATGTCTGATGGATCAGCATCTTTAAGGTAAGCATTAGATGGAACAGTAGTGATAGCACAATTAGCTACTTGAGTGTTATACAAACCAAGCTTAGTAGCTTCGTCAGTAACAGCATTGTTGTAGTTAGTTTGTGCTGTGTTCATGGCAGACAGTGCTGTTGCCAATTGACCTGCAGTGTTTACAGCTGCTACATCATGTATCGCTGTAAAGACCCTGTAACCGTCTGCAGCAAGCCTTGTGTGCTCTTCGGTACGTTCGGTACCAAGGCTATATCCAGCGGGCAAGGAGGAGCTTACAGACACCACTGTGTCAGCGTTCTTTACGGTGTAGACACCTGCTGCATTTTTAATAATACCTGAGTACAGGTAAGTATCATAAAAAGCATAAGGAGCAGTAGGAAGAGTATAGTTATACCTTACATCAAATAACTCCTCGGTGGTTGCATTCTGACCAGCAAGAACTTCAGCGTAGGTAGACTGTGCAGCATTTAGCTCAGTCAACTTAGTTAATGTAAAAGCTACAGCAGTATTATAGTTAGCCAATGTAGTCTTTACATTAGCTATGGTACACGTTCCAGGTACACCAGTATTGGTTCCCATGTTAACAGCACGTGGGGAACCATCAACTAGACTCCAGATACGAAATATGTTATTTGCATATTGAGCAACATATTTCTCACTAGCATCCCTAAGAATCGAAAACCAACGACCAGTGGTGGTAGCGTTTGTCAACGACTCAATGTATTCACCACCGGGACGCTTTAGCATACCCAACGCAAAGTCAGGCAGTGTATTCTCAGCATCTCGGACTTGACCGGGAAACTTCCTGCTATCAGGTTGTTGAGAGATACCAAGAAATAGGTTTGGGATTCTCTGGGAAATTGTACTCATCGCATCAAAGCTTGGTAAGGTTGATAGCTTGTGTAATAGTTATGACCGTTTTTAAAGCCAAACATTGAATAGTCACCTTGGTTACATTCGTATTCCAAAGCACCAGCTCGTGTAAGGATTTCTTGTTCAGCCAGAAGCTTGTTGATTTCTTGGTCACCAATTAGTTTGGTAGCACACATCCGTGCAGACCGTGCAGTGATGTACGCTTGAATAGCAGGAGGTACATCAGTAAAATCAAAGTACCAAACCAGATCAACGTGAATAGTCTCAGTGAATTGGTAAGTGTGGTTAAGTCTGTCATACAACTTACCGCTACGACGAACCAGATCGTAATCGTTTTTATGTTTATCTACATTTGCATCCATCTGTAGAACGTTGTACGGATAAGCAATCTCATTGGTTGTTGAATCTGGAATCATTTCATAATCCAATTCAGTATTAAAAATCCAACCTTCTGATTGTACCTGCTTGTTTATTTCACGAAGTGTGTTAAGGACAATAGATACCTCAGGATTCTGAAGATCCAAGGTGGTGACAGGAGCCTGTCCCACTGAGCTAAGTATTTGATTTACAGCATCCAGTTCGGTGGACACAGCATAAGTAGGAAAGGGCATCTCTGTTCACAAAGAATAAAAAAAAGGGGAGCCGAAGCTCCCCCAGGATTGATTGTTAAAATCAGAAAGCGGAAGGCGCAGTGGCACCCACATACAGCTCAACAGCAGCAGCGGGGTTCAGGTAGTCAGCACCCATGGCCAGACGGCCAAGGATCACATCGCCCTGGTAGATCACCGACACGTCGCCGCTGGTCACTTGCACTTGAGGACCAATGGCCTCAACCACACCAGCAGCTTCCTTCTGGAAGATCAGACCGCAGGACTTGGTACCAACTTCAGCAGCAGTACCGTAGTCATTCTGGATACCGGTGGTAGCGGGGCTAGCGTTATCCAGAGCAGGGTTCACGAAGCTACCCAGGTTGCCAGGAGCAGTTTCGCCGGTGGTACCGCCGTAAGCAGCACCGTAGTTACCCAGGAACGGAATGTTCATGGACTTGTAGATCTTGATACCGGCGATCTCGATGATGCCGTTACCGTTCTGCAGGCTATCACCTTGCACGTCACGATTCACCAGACCGTTAGAACCGATAGCTTGGATCAGAGCGTAGTACTGGCGGGGGTTCAGAACACCCACACGACCATCAGAGGTTACACCCTTCTCATCCATAGCAGCAGCAGCGTCATAGAACGCAGCCACCAGAGCAGCGGAATCAAAAGCATCGGAATCGTTGGCAGAAGTACCAACACGAATCTGGGTACCACCAGGCTCAACGAAGCTGGCCTTGGTGATGGGGCTAGCAGAACGAGCACCACGAGCGATAGCACGGAAGATATAACGGTCATACTTCTCAGCGAGAGCATAACCAATCTTGCGGCTGATTTCGCTACGCAGGTCGTAGTGCGAAAGCACTTCATCCAGTTCGTACACGAAAGCCGAACTAATTAGAAGGTCATCACAGGTGATGGTCTTCTCAGCCACCGGAGGTGCACCATCGGTGTTACCAAGGATGCTATTGCCGGGGGTGTGATACTCAGCCGTGGTACGACCGGTATAGATGAACTGCAGGCTCTTGCCACCCTTGAGGGTGCGCTTCATCACCAGATCACGAGCAATCGACTCGCGCTGGAAGCCTTTGAACATTTCACCCGAAAACAGTTTCAGGTAAAGAGCACGGGCATCGCCCGCACCATTAGATTGACCAGGGCGCGTAAGCAGCGCCGGGTCAACACTAGATTGATGAGCCATTGTTTTTTTTAAAGAGAGTTAATGTTTAATCGACTCTCTGAACGTTCAGAGTTATTTAGTTTTTATTGTGGTCTATCCCACCGTCTAGACGGCGAAGGGTGTCCTCGTAAGGGCCAACGCCAAGAGGAAGGGGATCCGACTCTGAGGTGTCCCCAACCTTATTAAATTAACCGATGATCGGTGCAGTCAAAGCCACAGGAGTGGTTTCAGCTGCAGCAAGATCAAGCGGGAAGTTGTGTGCATTCCGTTCGTGCATTACCTCAAAGCCAAGACCAGCTCGGTTGAGGATGTCTGCCCAGGTGTTAATGACGTTGCCTTGGTTATCAAGGAGTGATTGGTTAAAGTTAAAACCATTCAGGTTAAACGCCATAGTACTTACTCCAAGTGCAGCAAACCAAATGCCAACCACAGGCCAAGCAGCGAGGAAGAAGTGAAGACTACGGCTGTTATTAAAGGAAGCGTACTGGAAGATAAGCCTACCAAAGTAGCCGTGAGCAGCGACAATGTTATAAGTCTCTTCCTCTTGTCCAAACTTGTACCCATAGTTCTGGCTTTCCGTTTCAGTAGTTTCACGCACAAGCGAGGATGTAACAAGCGAACCATGCATTGCACTGAATAGCGATCCACCAAACACACCGGCAACGCCGAGCATGTGGAAGGGGTGCATCAGAATGTTATGTTCGGCTTGGAACACCAGCATGTAGTTAAAGGTTCCCGAAATGCCCAAAGGCATAGCATCGGAGAAACTACCTTGACCAAACGGATAGACCAAAAATACTGCGGAAGCGGCGGCGACAGGAGCAGAATACGCGACAAAGATCCAGGGACGCATCCCTAGTCGATAGCTAAGTTCCCACTCTCGTCCCATGTAAGCATAGATGCCAATGAGGAAGTGGAAGACTGTGAGCTGAAATGGACCCCCGTTGTAGAGCCATTCATCAAGTGAATTAGCTTCCCAAATTGGGTAGAAGTGTAGTCCGATGGCGTTGCTGCTCGGAATGACGGCTCCCGATATGATGTTGTTTCCATAAAGAAGACTCCCGGATACGGGCTCACGGATGCCATCAATATCGACAGGAGGAGCCGCAACGAATGCAATGATGAAGCAGATGGAGGCGGCAAGAAGACACGGAATCATCAGTGTCCCAAACCAGCCAATATAAAGACGGTTGTTAGTGCTGGTTACCCAGCCACAAAAACGGTCCCAGTTAGACTGAGACCGAGGAGCTGCAAGAATAGCAGTCATAGTTGAAGTTAGTTAAGACGAGTTACTTGAACCCTTCCAACTCCAGAGTTAGTGAGACCGATTCGATCAGCCGCACCTTTACTGAGATCGATTACCCTATTACCATGATAGGGACCACGATCATTGACCCGAACAACGGCACACCGTTTGAAACAAACTTTAAGTTTAGTTCCAAAAGGGAGTGTCTTGTGCGCTGCAGTAAGGCCGTTTTGATTGTATCGCTCACCATTGGCGGTGAGGTTTCCGTGGAAGCCAGGACCGTACCAACTGGTGATCACCGACAGAGTAGTTAGAATAGGAAGCATAATTAAAAAGCAAAGAACTTTTATATTGCTAACGCTTCTATACCCGCCAAGACACGCGCAGTAATGGCGGATCTAAGGATCACTTTTTCTTAGCAGTTTTAGCTGCCTGCTTAAATTGTTTAGCAGTGGGTGCACCAGCAGTACCTGCCTTACGCATCTTCTCACCACTACCTTTGGCAATACGCTCACGCTTGGCGTGAATGTTTGCATAGAGACCAGGCTTAGCCATTTAACATTTCCACTTACGAAGGGCTAGTGCTTTACGAGTAGGTCTACCTTTCTCATCCTTCATTGGACCTGGGTTACCTGACATACGTGCACAGAATGAACGCTTGCGAGGACCACCTTCAGGTTGAGGAGCTTTAAGGTTAGAGCCAGTCTCACGATTGTATTTAGCACGACCAGCAGCCGTTAGGCCGCCGGTACGTGATTTGTGTTTTCCAATTTTAAGGCTAACACTATTAGCCATTACTTTTTAGGTTGTTTCTTTTGTACCTTTTTGCCAGCCTTAGCTGCTTCTTTTTTAGCAGCTGCCATACCAGCAGGAGTATAGGCGAACTCCTTAGATCCAACTTTTGGCATTACTTTTTCTTCTTAGATTTACCAGCTTTACTGAGTGCGATGGCTACAGCTTGTTTCTGAGGATAACCCTCACCCTTCAATTTACTGATGTTAGAGGAGACAGCTTTGTCGGACTTACCTTTTTTTAGAGGCACCGCGCTTCTCCTTGGCTTCCATCTTTTTGGATTCCTTAGCTTCGTGTTTCTTCATGGCAGCTTTAGAAGGATACTTCTCTTTGCCACCATACTCAGACATCATCTTTTTAGCAGGCATTACCAAATACCGGGGATAATTTGACCAGTCAGCGCGTAAGCACCAATAGCAGCCACGAAGCCAAGCATAGCCAAGCGACCATTGAGTAGTTCAGCACGTTCGTTGTGAGGCACGGTGTAGTTGTGATCAGTGTACATGGGAGGTTCGATGGGCCAGATGTTAGTGTCGTTCATTAAAATTCAATGTCAGATCGTTCAAGTTTATCGATAACGTCCTGTCGATAGGCAGGATCATTGTCGTAGCGACGATCAGCCATTGCACGTACCAGTTCAGCTTGACTACGGAACACGTCTTGTGAACGAGCAGGTTTACCAGTCAGCATGTTTCCTTCAACACCCATGGAATCAGTATAGCGATAGTACAGTGCCTGTAGAGCAAGTTGGATAGCGTTGGTATTACCTGATTCAACAAGAGAATCAAATGCTTCAATCTCACCTTCGCTAAAGTTTTCAGCAGCCCAACTGGTAAGTTGATTGTAAGCAGCTTGGCCACCTACCATGTTCTGCAGTTGGTTGACTTCTTGATTACTCAACTCCCGTCCAGATACGGATGGAGTATTTTCTTGCATCTCAAAATAAGCTTTCACTAGATCTTGAGATGACATCTGAGAGAATGCATCAAGAGTTTCTTGACTCAGTTCTCCGTTCTTATAATACTCTTCACCCGCAAGTGAAAGAAGACCAGAGAAATCTTCATAGTCCCGACTCTCTTCTTCAGCTGGTTCCTCATCGTAAGACTCTTCTTCAGATTCCTCACGAGAGTTACTACCCAGTTTCTTCTCCAGCTCCATATAAGCTTTCTCAAGATCCTGAGCGTTCTTGTATTTACCAGCCAGCATACCCTCATGTTGAGCCATAAGCTCTTCGCCCAGGGCAAGGGATTCTGCTTCGTCGGATTCAATTGACGACATTACTTCTGCATCAGGAGTAGCATCGTAACTCAAAATTTCAGCCATAAAAAGTTATTGCATTGGTGGAGCGGATTGTTGACTGCCCAGGTATTGAGCAACAGCTTCTTCCGCATTAGGGTTCTTGGATGGGTCAGCCATGGGAGCCTTCAACATATCAGGCAGCTGTTGCATTTGCATCATCTGCTGTTGTTGACCCATAGCTTGTTGACGTTCAGCAGTACGCTGATCAACAGACTTAACAAGGTTCAGTACATCAATACCCTGTGCAGCTGCCAAGCGTTTGATAGCTTCGTCTGCATTGATGAATTGAAGCATCTGGTCAGGACCAAGTGCTTGAGAGATAGTCGCAATGAAGGTGGTGAGAGACTCACGATCTTGACCACGACCAAGAGCGTTGATACCAGCAACAATGGTTGGGTTCACCAGATCCTTAGGAATCCGGGGAAGTTCACCAGAACGTTGCAGTACCAGCAACTTACGATTGAGATAAGGAATTAGGAACTCAACAGTCAACAGGGAGAACAATCCTCCAAGTTGTTGTTCCAGTTCCATCTGAGTGAGGCGAACCTCTTCCGCTGTAGTGCGTTCAGATTGACGAACAGTAAGCACAAGGAATGCTTCTGCAACACGTCGTTCAAGAGTAGCAGCAAGATTAGCTGCAGTACTGAAGTCAGCGGTCTTACCTACTTGGATAACACCGATGTCTTCTGGCCGTCCTTGAACGATCGCACCGTTGCCTGCCTGGGCTATGGTGGCCGGTTTGGTGGTACTTGAGGGTGATACCACGAAGACGACCTTAGCGGCTGCTGCAGAGCCTTCTACGAGGGACTGAGAGAGTGCATCTAGGGACTTGAGATCACCCAAGAACTCTTCTACTCTACCTCGTCCATAGTTCTCACCGTCTACGGTATTGAATCGAAGAACTAGCCAAGGGTTAGCATCTGTAGGTGCTTTACCTTCAGTACCTGCGATACGCTTACCGTAGGCTTCTTGATGCCACAGCCAACGATTATTATCAAGACGAACGTGAGTATAAACCTCTACGTCATCTTCATGAGCATAGCTACGATCATTGACTTGATTATCTTTTTCTTGCAACTCCTTAGGGAGAAGCTTTTTGTTAATCAGTTCTTTGGTGACGATCTCAATTACGTTACCATTACCATCCCGTTCCACTACATAGCGGCTCAATGGATAATGCTTAAGCCCATCCTTACCCATGTAAATCAACGCATTACCACCAACAACAAGATGTTTGATGGCTTGGTGAACAACAACACGATCACTAGAAGCAGCAATCGAATCCATCACCATGCGTTCAATCTTGGCAAAACTCAGGTCAAGTTCAGAACGGATCTCAGCGGGCAACTCAGTGCCTAGCTTATCATCACGAATCTGAAGTTTGAAGAAAGTAGTTTGAGGGGGAAGCAGAGCAAGCATAAGCTTAGCTGCCAATGTAACTACTGACTTAGCGCCAACTGATTGCCAAGGTTGTTTAAGGGTTTTGTGGGTAATCCTAAACTCATCACGTTGGATAAGATAAGGAATCGTAAGCTCAGAGCATTCAACAGCAGTTTGGAGAAAGTTAGTACGGTAACTACTTAGATGATCGTACCTTGATTTAGCGTCCATCTAGTTAACCAACGTTAGTTCCACTTGAACCCATGCCACCAATGTTGGAGCCGGGTGTACGATTGATACGAAGAGAAGCAAGACTTGTTGGAGCTTGTTTCTGTTTAGTCCGCATAAGAGGAGTAGCTGCTGCTTCACTAGCACCAGTTCTGACAGGTACCCGGTTAGCTGCAGCAATAGCAGCCATGGCTTCTTGTTGTTGTTTGGTGGCTGCAGCTTGGAGAGCCATCATCCTTTCTTCTTGTGCTCTACGATCTCTTTCAGCTTGAGCCATCATACCACGTTGAGCTGATTCAGCCCGCATCTGTTCTTGTTGACGGTGGTGCGCTCTGGTTTGTGAACCAAATGGATCACACATGATGTTAATCCTCGTTAGTAATTCGTGTACGAATCCACTCAACAACACTTACTTGTCCAGACCTATACATGATCTGATTAAGTGACGTGTCAGGAGTGGGGTTGAATGGTGGATAAAGATCCTCTAGCTCTTCCAACAACCGTTCAACAGTCAGGAGGTTAAGCGTATTGAGGGAGATTTGGGTTTGCATGTTCAAAGAACGCTGGCATACGTGCTCGCTTTGTTTCGACAAGTTCAGGTGCTTTACCTTCATACATCAAGCGATCACTTGCATCCAGCCAAAATTTTTTGTTGAGATACTTATTGGAGTCTACCCCAGAAAGAGGTGACATTACCCAGTTGATAGTTGCTTTACGCAGTTTATCAAGAGAAGGAGAGAAATCAACCCCCAACTCACGACAAACAAGGCTATTGGTAGCAACGTGAACTTGTTCATCACGACTAATG